GCCCAGGAAAGCGGTAACCAATTAAATAAATATTGGATTGCGGTAAAAGATAGCCGCACGCGGCATGATCACAAAATGGTTGATGGTAAGGTTGTTGATTATGATCAACCGTTTACTATAAATTCAATTAAATATGGCATTGTAAAAATGATGCAACCAGGTGTGCGGACGCAACCCAATGGTTTGGAAGTACCCGCCGGTGAGGTTGTTAATTGTCGTTGTGTTGTGGCGTTTAAAGCTAAACGGGATGCAAACGGTAATATTATTAGAAGTAATGTAAAACCAGTTAATAATTTACCAGTTTTTCAAATACCACCAAAACCAATACCAATTGAAGCAATACCGCAACCAAATGTTATAAGTATTAGTAATGCACGAAGTATAAAAGAAGCTGAAATTTGGGCAAAAGAAAACGGTATTACAAAAAATGTTTCATATTCAGGAATGAATGTTAATGATGTAAATAAAATCAATAACATTATGAAACGTGTTATAACAGATTTTAATTTGCAACCATTAGAGAATTTAAAAGGCGGTTCAAAATCATTAGGTTTGGGTAATGGAATTGAAATTAAATTTAATAAATCAAAAACCACACCGGATGAAATAAGGCGCATTTTTAATGATAATGTGGTTAATTATAGGAAAATATATGAACAACGATTAAAGCAATTTGAAGATATAACAGATCCAAGTAAAACCGCATTAAAAAATAAAGCAATAAAACAAACACAATATGCATTAAATTATGATCGTTATTTGGTGCATAGAACAGAAAATGAAGTTTTAGAGGATTTATTTATTCATGAATTGGGCCATACAATAGAGGATCAATTATTGGGTTTAATAAATAGAAGGTTAATTTTGCCAAAATATGGCACAATAAACCCTGCAACGCGGTTAATGGAGTTTACAAATGAAGCAAAATTAATGCGGGATGAATATATGAATATATATAAGAATTTAACAGATGCAGAAAGATTCAGTATTAGTAAATATTCCAACCAGGATTTGCACGAAACATTCGCTGAATCTTTGGTAATGTTTTACAGAGAACCGGAAAAAATGCCAAAATCATTATTTAACTTTTTTATAAAACTTAAAGATTATGCCAATAAATGATAATTGTTTTTTATGTGTTCATTATTTCGGTGATAAATCGTGTTTTGCATTTCCAAATGGCATACCAGATGAAATAATAGTTGGTGATAATTTACACACCGAGCCATTGCCAAACCAAGGTAATGATATAGTATTTGAAAAAATAAACACAGATTTTGAGGATTAAAAACGAAAGTTTTTTTATTTAAATAATTAGTATCTTTATGAGCGTGGAAAATATATATCAAATAAAAAACGGCACAATAGGCGCATCAATTAATGATGTGGACGGTAAAAAGGGAATTGTTACCGGCTATTTTTCGCATTTTAATAATGTGGATTCGGACGGCGATATTATCCGCCCTGGTGCATTTAAAAAGAGCATTAAAGAGAATGGGCCGAATAGCGCACAACCACGCATTAAGCATTTGATGAATCATGATCCATCGCAACCGTTGGGTAAATTAATGACATTAAAAGAGGATTCAACGGGGTTGGCGTATGAATCACAAATCGGTACGCATCGTTTGGGTGAGGATTTTGTAAAAATGGTTGAAAGCGGATTGATAACGGAGCATTCAATTGGATTTCGTATAATGAAGCGTAACCAAATGCAACCTTATGAAGAGTACATGAAAAACCCAGGCAAAGGATATTATGAAATAACAGAATTAAAGTTATACGAGGGTTCAAGTTTGACGGCGTGGGGTGCCAATCCATTAACACCAATAACGGGGTTAAAGTCATTGGGTGATATTGATGTAATGATTGCGCACACAAACGCAATTGAAAAGTTTTGCCGTAACACGGATGCAAGTGATGAAACAATTGAGATGTTATTATTACATAGCAAACAATTAGCGCAATTGGTAATTGATATAAAGAGTAGCACACCGCCGGTTGAAACCACGGTGCCGCAAAATGATGTGTTGGATGCCATTCGTGAATTTAAACAATTATTAAAAAATTAATTAAACCAAAATGGAAAAAAAAGAATTAATGAGCGAATTGGAAGGGTTAAAAAGCACCCTTGAAAGTTCGATCAATGAGAAAACAAAGAGTGAAATTGCAGAACAATTGAAATCTGTTATTTCACAAGTTGATGAGAAAATTGCATCATTTAAGGACGGCGGCGATTCTGCCGAGGCGGTTAAATCAATGAGCGGCGAAGTTGCAAAACTTAAAAGTGAGCAAACCGCTATTTTGAAAGCGTTTGATATGTTGCAAACACGTGTTAAATCAACCGGTACAACTACAAAGCAAACCGAATCATTTAATGATCTTTTTGCGAAAGCATGCCAGGATAACCACGATGCAATCCAAAACGTGAAAAAAGGTAAGCCGTTCCGTATGGAAGTTAAAGCCGTTGGAACAATGACCATGGGCAATAACGTAACCGGTGATGGTGTAGCGTCTTATTCATCAACGCAAGCAATTTTACCATCACAGAAAATTAACATGCGTGATTTGATACCAACCAGCATTTCACCAACCGGACTTTATGTACAATACCGCGAAACAGGCGGCGAAGGTGCATTCACCGTACAAACAGAAGGTAACACAAAAGGCCAAATTGATTACGATTTCAGCGAAATTAAAGTTGTTGAGGATTACATCGCAGGATTTGCACGTTTTAGCAAACAAATGGCAAAGCAATTGCCGTTTATGCAAACAACTTTGCCACGTTTGTTAACGCGTGATTTCTACAAAATTGAGAATAGCACGTTTTACACAGCGGTTGCAACTGCATGTTCAGCAAATACGCCAACAAGTACAGAAACAGACAACGTGAAATATTTGTTGGATTGTATCGCACAACAACAACAAGCCAATTTTAACGCATCATACGTTTTGGTAAATTATACCGAATTGGCAGCGTTGAACAAATTGTTGTACACCAATGGTTATTACCAGGGTTCTGGTTCGGTTGTATCTTTGCCAAATGGTACAATTGTAATCGGTGGTACGCCTGTTGTTCCTGCATCATGGGTACCAGCTGACAAAGCGTTAATTTTCGATGCCGATTATTTGGAGCGTGTTGAAACCGAAAGCGTAACAATTGAGTTTGCAATGGAAGATAGTGATAACTTCCAACGCAATTTGATTACCGCTCGCATTGAGTGTTTGGAAGATATCAATTTGATGTTACCAACCGCGGCAATGATTGGTGATTTCACCGCTTAATTTAGAGGTTAGTAAATAATAAAACCCCATCCCGCCAATTGGGGTGGGGTTTTTTAAATAAATAAACATGGTTGCATATAATAGCGTTTTGGATGTTCAATTTAATGATGGGGAAATAACGGAGCCGGTTAATTTAACGGATGCAAAAAACTTTTGTAAAATTGACATATCAACGGATGATGCGTTAATAACATCATTGATTGTGGCGGCGCGTCAAATGTGCGAAGCATACACGGGCGTTGGATTTGTACCGCATGATGTAACCGCAATTGTAAATAATGGCAATGGTGATATTTATTTACCTTATCAACCAATGGTTGAAATTGTAAGCGTTGAGGATGAAGAGGGTGTAACATTGGTGGCGGATGTTGATTACAAGGTACGCGGCAATGATTTTGTGCGTTTGGCATGGCCTAAATATGATAATTTAACCATCAATTATTTGGCGGGTTATTCAGTATTGCCGGAAGTATTACGCACGGCGGTATTAAACCAAATTTATTATCTGTACGACCAACGAAGCCAATCAATTTATTTTGTTAGTGATCCACGAAACCAACGTTTTGATCAATTGGGGCCGATTGCAAAAATGTTATTAAACCCTTTTAAACGTGTATAAACTAAACAGGCGGGTAACCGTAAAAAGATATACAACCGCGCAAAATGAGTTTGGCGGTTTAGAGGCGGTTTTGACGGGTGAATGGACCAAATGGGCGGATGTTAACCCGCAAAGCGGAACGGGCGTAAATGACCGCCAACAACGCCAATGGGAGTATGACGCAACCATGGTGTTTAGATATGAGAAAGAAAGACCGACCAGGTCCAACGATGTGTTAATGTATGAAAATGCGCAATACAAGATTACGAGCGTGCAATTAAGGAATGAGGGCGCGAAGAGTTTTGAGGTTATAAATGCAACAAAGATTGATGATAATATAAACAGCGATGCGCCAATGGACACAGGAAACATAAAAGTATTTAATTATACCGCCATTGGTGGTGAGTATGAATTTACCGATATAACACTAATTGGTAAAACCGTTTTTGGTGCGTTTAAAGACGGGGTGCAATATTTGGTTAAATTTACCGATCCCGCAACGGGCAAAGAGGTATATTATAATAGCACAACGGGCGCGTTTGTTTGGGGTGCATATTTTGAGCCGGGCGAAGTTGCAACAATTTTATACTATTAATATGTTTAGCGTAAAGGCAGAGGGTTTGGATGCCGTTTTAAAAAAGTTTGATAAATTAAGCAAAGACACCCAGGAAGGTGTGCAAGCTGCATTGAATGATTGGGCCGACCGCACCGCAACGGATGCAAAACGGTTGGTATCATCGCAATCATCGGATGAAGGGGGATTATTACGCAGCATTTCGCCAATTTATGGGAATGGTAATGCATCGGTTGTTGCATCGCAAAAATATGCGGCATATATTGAATTTGGCACCCGCAAATTTGCAGCGGAGTATGTTAGCAGCTTGCCGAATGATTGGCAAGCATATGCAGCAACATTTAAGGGTAAAGGCGGCGGGGGAACGGCAAAAGAGTTTTGGAAGTCAATTCAAGCATGGGGGCGGCGCAAAGGATTGGAGCCATCGCATATATATTTTACCTATAAAAAAATATTGCGGGATGGTATAAGGCCAAAGCCGTTTTTATACCCATCTGTAAATAAAAATCTACCTTTGTTAGTAAAGGATATTAAAAACATTTTTAAATGAAAGATATAAACACGGCATTGATGGTTGCGTATTACAATGTAATAAGCGCATTGGATTTGCCCGTGTATGAAGGCGAAGAGCCGGACGATATAAAGGATAAAATTTATGTTGTATTATCGGACGCAACAAGCATTGAAACGAGTACCGATAATTCAAGCGATGTAAACACAACATTGCAAGTTTCAATACATAGTTGGGAATATAAATACAACAATTCAAAGCTACTTAATGAAGCAACGGGGCAAATATTAGAGGCAATAAAACCAACGAGCACAAGCGTGTTAGATTTAACGGGGGATGGGTTGCAAATGCTAAATTTAAGCGTACAAACAGACCGCACCGAGCGTATTGGTGAAATGGGCGGAAAAGTGTATATTAGCAGAGTGTTAGTATTCAAACAAGATATATTTATTAATTAAAAAACAAATAAAAAAATGGCAGAGCACAAAGTAACCGGGGGTACAATGTTGATGTTTATTGATCCATCGGGCGGCACATCATACGACATGGTTGTGTGTTTAACATCAGTAAGTAAAAGTGATTCAATTACCGTTGTGGACGCGTCAAGCGCATGCGGTCCGGACAAATCACCTGGTACATTAGAATTATCATATAGTGCGGAGGCGCAACATTTGCAAGATCCAAACAGCGGTAAAATTAGCGGTACATCACTCCGTCAATTGTTGCGTAACAAAACAACCATTGGTTTTAAAATTGCACCGGAAACGCCGGCAATTGGTGATGAAATCGAAGAGGGCACCGGATATTTATCGGAGTTGTCAAGCACATACGCGTTTGATTCCGTTGGTACATTTACTTTAACATTGCAGCCGTACGGCACACCATCGTTAACAATATTCGATTAATATTATGGCCGAACACAAAGTTGCGGGGGGTGATTATATTTTAAAAATCAATGGTGATACGGTTGTGTGTTTAACATCCGTATCATCCAATGATTCGGTTACCGTTGTTGATGCGTCAAGCGCATGCGGTCCGGATAAATCGCCGGGATCGCTCGAAATTAGTTTTAGTTTTGAGGGGCAACATTTGCAAGATCCCGACGGCGGCAAAATTAGCGGCACGGATTTACGCACGTTTTTACGCGCCGAATCTGCCATTACATTTGAAATTTCACCCGCCATACCAAAAACGGGCGATGAAGTGCAAAGCGGCATTGGGTTCTTATCGGAGTTATCAAGCACATACGCATTTGATAATGTAGGCACATTTACGGGCACCATACAATGTTACGGCACCCCGTCAATATCAACCTATTCATTTTATATTGGGCAATCGTTATTGGATGGATATATTGCATATTTGGATGAATCGGGTGATCATGGATATGTAGTTAAACAAGTTGGTACACCTAATATTGACCGTTACGAATACGGTTGCAATAATTTTGAGTGCGGCGCGTATGCAAATGAAATTGGATTTGCAACCGCAAACACAAACACAATTGTTGCGGCCGATTCTACACCAACAATTGCGGCAAATTATATCCGGGATACATACGGCGTTCAATGGCAATTACCAACACAAAATGAAGTGATTGAAGCGTTGAATAATGCGGGTGATTTAACCGCCGTGTTTGATTTAACTGGTAGTTCAAATAGTTTTGTTTATTATTCAAGTACAGAAACAAGTGATGTTACATGTAGTGGTGTAAATATTAGTATTTTATCACCTGGTGTTTTTGTAGTTGATCCGCCAAATAATTATTTAAAAACACAAACGGAAAACATTATCGCAATTAGATATTTTTAATCCTAAATAAAACAAACAATGAGTTATTTGCAAATTGAAATTGGTGGCCAACAAAGGGGTTTAAAGTTTAATCAGTTGGCCATTGAATTAATGAGTATGTATAACGATAATACAACAAGTATGGGTTTTTTTTATGCGGTTGTATTTGGCGGTTTAAAGGGCAATGCGTACGTTAAGCGCGAAGAGTTCAACCATACATTTGAAGAGGTTACAGATTGGGTTGATGCATTGCCAAATAAAGCTGAAACAATCGGAGCCATTACCAAAACATTGAATGAAACGCAGGTATGGCAGGATTTAATTAAGCAGGGCAAAGAAATTGAGGAGAAAAAAAAAGCATAAGGGAACGGGCGTATGAGAATTTAAAATTTGCATTGGGCAAATTAGGATGGACGGCGTACGATTATTACACATCGTTACCAATGGAATTTTACGCCGCATTTGAGGGATACCAGGAGCGGCAAAAAGAAAAGAGTTTTGTAATTCGTTTTGCCGCTTTTCGCATTGCTGAAAGTATGGTTGGCACAAAAGCGTTGGGGGATATAAACAAGTTTTGGCCGATGGAAGCGGATGATAAAAAAGAGGTTAAAAAAGTTGAGCCAATGACAAAAGAACGTTATAACGAAATAATGGCACGGCACAACATAAAAGTAAAATAAATGGCAGAGGAAATAAAAATAACGTTGGGGGCGGATAGTTCAAAGCTAACCGCCGAATTGATAGCAGCGCAAAATGAGTTAAAGAAATTTAATCAGGCGTTGGCAAAAGCTACGGACGTTAAAGAAATTACAACGTTGCAGCGCAATATTTCGTTATTAGAGCAAAAAATTGGCGGTTTGAGTGGCCAAATGCCGAAATTATCGCAAACATCCGGAGCGGCAACACAATCATTGGTTAACTTGTCAAGGGTTGCCCAGGATGCCCCGTTTGGATTCATTGGTATTGCTAACAACATTAACCCGTTGTTAGAATCATTCCAACGATTGCAAGCGGAAACGGGCAGCACCGGGAGTGCGTTTAAATCATTGTTATCATCATTAAGCGGCCCCGCGGGTTTAGGTTTGGCGGTTGGTGTTGCATCATCTTTATTGGTTACGTTTGGCGATGAATTGTTTAAGAGTAGCGACAAGACCAAACAATTGGACCAATCAATTTTAAAGTTGCAAGGTGATATAAAAAGCATAAAAATTGATTTTGATAATTTTACTTCATCAGTTAAAGCGGCGCAAAGGTTAAATGATATAAATATTCGGGCACGTTTTACGGGTACAGAGGCAAGCCAATTAACCAGGCAAGCGGGTTTTATTACAACATCCGAACAATTAGTTGAAGCACAAGACGCGGTAAAAAAAGCGTATGAATTAAGCGGTATTGCATTTAGCAATTTTACACGTAAAGCATCAAAAGAGGCGCGGGATTTAGCCGGCACATACGGCCAAAATTTAGAGCAAATACCCGCCGATTTAATTAGCGGATTAAGCAAAGCCGACCAGGCATTAATTAATACAGCCAAACAAGCGGCCGCATCATTATTAGATTTACAAAAGGCAGAAAAAAATCTGCAAAAGGAACGTGATTTAGCCGCCGCCGAAAATAGAGCCGCAACGGAAGAAGAAAAAAGGGATGCAATACAGAAAAAAAAGGATGTTGAAACAAT